ATGAAATACACGCATTACACGAGCGCGAGCGTACGGAAACGCAAGGGCAAAGGCTGGCAGGGAATCCTCAAATACAAGGACGAAGACAACAACTGGAAGTCCAAGTACAAGAGCTTCCCCGATGCCGAACTTAAGCGCGAAGCGACTGCTGCACTGGCCGAGTGGCGCGAGAAGGAGGAGCGTGCTTGGCACGAAAGCCGCGGCGATGCGAGGGTCCTTGCATCAACGGTAGCCGAGTACGTCGAGCACCACATCGAGACGCTCGAGAAGACGGAATCTGCCGCGAAGTCGACAACCACGGGCTACCGCTTCATGCTCGCTCACATCAAGGCCGACCCCATCGGCAACGTGTCCATCGACGAGCTGACCGCAGAGGACGCCGAGCGTTGGATTGGCAACATGCTCTCGACCGGCAAGTCGGCCGCGACCGTGCGCAAGGCGTTCAACGTCCTGCACGTCGCCGTGCGCCATGCGGTCGAGGTGCACCGCCTTCCCTACGACCCCCTTTCGGCGGTCAAGCGCCCGAAGCTGCCCAAGAAGGAGCCGAACTCGCTGGACACCATGCAGCGCGCACGCTTGGTGTCCTACCTGGATGCGACGGGGTGCTCGCCCGTGAACATCGCCATTTCGCTGGCCCTCTACACCGGCATGCGCGAGGGCGAGGTGTGCGGGCTCCGCTGGGCCGACGTCGACCTCAAGACGAAGACCCTTCACATCCGCCGCACCATCGCACGCGACGGATCGCGCACCTATGTGAAGGAGCCGAAGACGGCTCGCTCGATGCGCAACATCCCCATCGATCAGTCCCTTGCCAACCTGCTGACGCAGCGCAAGGACGCGGTTAACGCCGAGTGCTCGGTGGCGGGCATCAAGTTCTCGGATGACATGTACGTGGTGGGCGGCATCGGTGACGGCATCAGCTACGCCTACATGGACCCGCACTTCCTCTGGCAGTCGTGGAAGGCAATTGCGAAGTCGCTCGACCTGAAGGGGACGCAGGGCAAGGTCCCCACGTTCCACGATCTTCGCCATACGTATGCGACTGCTGCCATCGCCAACGGCGCAGACGTGAAGAGCGTGCAGGGGCTTCTCGGCCACGCGTCAGCCAAGACCACGCTCGACATCTACGCCGGCAACGACGACGAAGCGATGCGCAAGGCGGCTGAGAGCACTGCGGCTGCGATGCGCGAGGTGCCGGACGGAGCGAAGGTATTCGGGGCGGCGGTATCTACGTCGTAGCCACACCCCGAGCTACATGGTTACGGGCGGGTCGATATTGATTGAGGATGTGACGGCCCGCCCATCTCTGGGATTTGCAACAGGAGCATAACGATGGCAAGAGCGATCTGGGATATGTGGGACTTCAAAGAGGTTGAGATCGACCTGCGAGACCATGCGAGAGAAAACGGCCTTGAATACGATGAGAGACACCCCCTCTCCATCTTGCCGGGCAATGCGGCAAAGAAGGCGCTCGACGCAATCGGCGGCACATATGCCGAGATCGCTGAGCTCATGCCCGCCAACATCAAGACAGTGTCGGGATGGTTTGCGCCGGGAAGAAAGCCGAGCAGAAGCGTTGTGGCCCACAACATCATTCCCGCTCTATGCGAAATGTACGTGCGGCACACCAATGCAAACGCCTTCCGCTTCATTTTCGACCAGGGGGAATACATCAGCGAAGGCAAGAGGCCATCCAAGAGCTACACGCTGATGGTTCAAGGGCGCGTATTTCTCCTGCTAACCACGGGCTTGGACGTTAACGACGAGGATCGAGCCAAGTCGATGGCGCGCAGTCTGGACATCTACCATCGGGGCGTAATCAGGTACGCAGCGGCTTATCTCGATGACGACGAGCTCGCAAGTGTCGCAAGCGCGGCGTTGAACGCGCTCGTCGCCCATGCGAACCGGCCATCATCGGACAAGCAGTTCCCAGATGATATCACGGGCATGTACCGGCGAAATACATGGTTCTTCTACGCGGGATCATCGAATGAGAGCGCCATCTTCCCTGACACGCTCGAAACCTCGGCAGGCGATCAGGTAAAGCCCGACCCGGACGACTATCCCTATTTCGCTGGGGTCAAGCTCGGGTCCTCGGCCGATCATCATCACATAAGCGATATGAGCAACGCCAATATCGAACATTACATCGATTACATGGAGGAAGTCCTGAATCGCCGAGAAGCGGAGGAAGCCTATTACGAGCAGCATATGCGCGAGCAAGAACAGGCTGAAGCTGACGAGCGGTAGACATGGGGTAAACAATGATACGGATGCCCAACAACTTCAAGATCGACTGGGGCAAGTGGAGCTTCGAGGACATCGAGCATAACTTGGTTCGGAGGGCCCAGGAACTCGAAATTGAATACGATGAGAAGCACCCCTTCTCGTTCCTGCCGCCCGACACCCTCCAGAAAGCGCTCAAGGGCGTTGGCTCGGACTGCAAGCGGCTAGCTGAGCTGATGGGCGAAGAGGAGAAGACCGTCTATGGCTGGTTTAGGCCGACGCGAAACCCATCCCGGAAGCTCGTTGTAGAGCGTATCTTCCCTGGCCTTTGCGAGAGCAAGCTGGATTGGATGCCAAGGCAGACGCTCAAACTCTCGACTGCGATTTTCGACCATTACATAGAAGGAAAGCCCCTTTCCTCACAGCTTGTGGAAGAGGTCGAGCAACGGGTATCTACCATAATCCTCGAGGGCACCGACATGACAGACCAAGACTACGAGAAGCAGTTCTCGAAAGGCTTGGACGGCTTCAGGCGCTCCGCCATACACTTCGCCGCCGAATACCTCAACGACGAAGAGCTGGCAGACCTGACCCTTGCAGCCATAAGCAGGCTATACCTCCATCAAGCCAGGGCTGGACAGGCGGACGAACCCGATGAACTTTCGAAGTTCTGGCAGGAGATCGGATTCGATCCCTGGAAAGCTGCTGCGGCATCCTTCGACTTTGACGGCGAAGACCAACGCGACAAGCAGTTTGCTGTGCTTGGCATGCTTGATCGAGCATGCATCGAGCTGGATGTCTTTGGCGTCAAGAAGTACTTGGAGAGGACCGGACCGTCTGAACACGAGTTTCTACGCGACGAGCTTCGTGTGTTTGGGAAGAACTGGATTGACGACTACCCTTCGGATGAATGGCTCGACGATGAGGATTGGTGACGCCATGAGCCGTCAGGCTCACATCGCCTACACATAACGACGGTACGGCGGGAAAGAATTCGCGGGAAATCTAAGAATGAGACAGCTATAAGCGCTGTCTTAGTTGTCCCTGTTTTTCACACGGTGGCAAACTATGGAACACTATGACAACTTATGGCATCTTATGCAAAGTTACGCACCGCAGAGCCGTTCTTAGATAACTCCCAAAATCTAAGAAAATGCAGCGTTTACCTGCTCGTATGCCATTTGCGTCAGTTGTGACAACGTCGTATATTCAGGCTGCTAGCAGACAAAACGGACGTGCACGATCCGGCATTTCAACCTCAAGGAATGGAGGTCGCTATGTCCGCGATCAAAGAGACAACGAGCGCCAATCCGGCAAGCATAACCGGCTACACGCAGAACGAGATCGACGCCCTTCCCGCCATCATCGGCAAACACGAGGTGGCGCGAATCGCATGCGTGTCCGAGCGCACCGTGACGCGCGAGGCATGCAAGGGCAACCTTCACGGCAGCTTCCGGGTTGGCAACCAGTGGCGTTTCAACACGAATGCCATCTGTGCCCAGTTCGGCCAGGTTCGCTAGGTGGCGATACCGATGAGCCGGGCGGAAGATGCCGCCGGTGGCCGTATGCTTGGCGGCCAGACCACCGGCAGCGAGCTGGCAGACCAGGGGCCTACCTTGGTTGAATCATACAGGGCTGTCACGAATTGCACCAGCGATCAGTGGGACGAGCTCGACTGGAACGCTGTAATAGAAACCGACACCCCGGAAGAGGCAGAGGACGCCATCATGGCGATTCCCTGCTCAGCTGCTGCCGGAATCGGCGGCAAAGAGTGGGAGCAGATCGTCGAATCGTATGCGGTCGCGGGCGGTTCTCTCGATATTCTTTGCCAATGGTGCATAACAGACCCCGACGAGCAACGCGTAGACCTTGAACGGGCGGAGAACCTGTACAACGCCTTTTACGGCACTAGCGGCTCGATGACCAAGAAGACGCTGTTCTGGTACGCCTATCAGTACGGCTGGCGGGGCGGCGGGTCGAACCGGAAGAGGAGCGGAGCCAGGACAAAACCGAGAGACGAACATGAGCCCGACTTGCTCGGCGGCGCCGTTGGGCGCAAGCCCACCTCGCAGGAGATCGAGCAGGCGATCAAGGAAATCGACTTCGAGCTAGGAATCTCGCCTTCCGAACAGGCCGCAACATATCTGGAGACCCTTTTCTCGCCCGATGACCTCGTCTGCATCGTGAGGCGCGGCACTCCGAGCAAGAAGTGGCAAGGCAAATTCGACCCAGGAGAGGTGGGAGCGTTTCACCGTTGCGGTGACCTCGTGGCCAGGCTCAGGGAAGGCGTTGGCAACATGGACGGTGGCGAGGCGGGCGTCTGGATCTGCGTGAACGCGACCGATGGGATCAACCGCTCCTACAGCAAGGCGAACGGGTTCCACATCGTCGGATTCGCGAACGCGCTCGTGGAGTGCGACGAGGGCGACCTCGCTACGCAACTGGCTTGGTACCGCAGTCTCAATTTGCCTGTTCGCTGCGTCGTGTACTCGGGCGGCAAGAGTCTTCACGCCATCGTGGCAATCGATGCGTCCGACCACGAGACATACGCCAAACGCGTGAGGGCGCTCTTCTCCTATATCGAGCGCAGCGGGCTCGTCATGGACCAGCAGAACAAGAACTGCGGACGCCTGACCAGGCTCCCCGGCCCCATGCGTGACAACGTGCTCCAGAAGCTCGTCGTGGCGGAGCCCTTCGGTCCCGCAACCTGGGAAGAATTCGAAACGCTTGTCAAAGTCGGCAAGGATACCAAGGATGACGAGGACGGGAAGGCTGACGCTGATGTCGGCGGTTCGACGCAGCGGGCCAAAAGTCGGCTCCCTCACTATCTGCCTGACGCCGACAAGGTAATCGCGCAGATCGGCGAGGCTGGCGTGGCCGATATGAACGGCATGGGCGATTTCAAGTTCTACCTCAAGCTCTGCTTTTGGTGCGACAGGAACCAGCAGCTCATCATCAACGTCGCAAAACAGCTCGGACGCATAAAGGGCGATGAGATTCCGGCAGACCTTAAGAAGGCATACAACTGGCATGCAAAACACCAGGCGGATTGCTTCGAGTGGGGACGCTTTCGTTACCGCAGGCTGTCCGAAAAGGGCTATCCGACCCAAACTGTCCTTCACAATCGCCTCGGGCGCGACATCATTGCCGAAGAGTACGGATGCACGATTAACGGAGCCCCTGCTGTATGGTTGGGAAGGCGCTGGGGCGTGGGGAACGATTATGTACGTCGCTCATGCACCGCGAGGCTTGACGACATCAACAGTGCCGCCGTCAAGGAGACAACACTCTACGTTATCAGCCAGAGCAAGCCGAGGTCGACACAAGACTTCGATGGAAGGCCGTATGTCTCGTTCTCCAACGGCAAGGTCGTTGACCTCATCACGATGAAGGAGGTCGAGCCGAGACCCGACATGCTGATCACCAACACGGTTGCGGCTTCATGGGACCCCGATGCGCCCGAAGGTGAGGCCGATTCGTTCTTGCGGGATCTCGCCGATGGCGACGAGGCCGTGTTCACGGTCCTTTGCGAGATAATCGGCGCATCGTTGACAGCCTATCCGGTAACCACGCAGATTGCGTTCCTCATCGGCCGCGCCAATAATCCCGGAACAACAGACGGGACCGCGAATACGGGCAAATCTACTTTCGAGGACGTTGTCTCAGACCTCGTTGGCGAATCGAACCGTTCTGGCATGTGCCCGACCGACTTCGACAAGCGTTTTGATGCCTCTGGGCTCGTAGGCAAGCTCGTCGTCACGGGCGATGACATCTCGGACATGACGCTCAGCAAGAACGCGCAATCCATGCTCAAGAGAGTCGCGACGCACAACACGGTTCACGCTGAGGCGAAATACGAGGCAGCCTTCGACTTCCAGCCCAACTGCAACCTCATGTTCTCTATGAACAACCTGCCCCGCATGGCAGGAGTGGACAGCGGATTCGTGCGCCGCGTTTCGATTGTCCCATTCCGTCACATGTTCGTTCCCGGCGAGGACGAGAGGCAGGACATCAGGCGCGTCATGGCAGAGCCCGGAAACCAAGCGCGCCTTGCTTTTCTCGGCGCACAGGCCGCGCACCAGATGATTGCCGAGCGCCGCACGCGCTACTCCTCGATAGATGGCATGGACGAGGAGCTAAATAATCTCATCATCGAATCCGACAACGTTCGCGCCTGGATAGACGATCAGGGAATCACCCGAGAGTTCATAGACCATCGCCGCACACACGACATCTTCGAACTCTTCAAAGAATGGGCAGATGACCTGAACCAGCAGAAGACTTCAAGCATCGAGTTCAGCAGGCGCATGTGCCGGATCTTCAACATGCGCACCACTAACTCCAACGACCGCATCACTAAGAAGAAGGGAAACGTCTTTGTGCCGATTGGCTAGACATGCTATGGCAAACGCCGCATCCGTAGTTGCGCCCATGGTTGAGCCGTCGATTGCTAGCAAAACCACGGGTGGTGTTTCCGCTGCTTGCGCGTGCATAGGCTGCTCTCTGTCCATAGATGCCATAGATGCGCGAAGCACTTTTGAGACTGAATGCCTGCGAAGGGCCTCTGATAGTAATTCGGGAAAAAGCTACGGAACATCTGCGGCAACTATGGATAACGACGGTGACACGCTCAGAGAGCTGCCCATACGCCGGCAAGCAGAAGCCTCCTCAACTATGGACGCAAGGGTGGAATACCGAGGCGAGGTGGTCGCGTGAGCGCATGGACAACGGCGCAGCTCGACACCATTCGCGAGCTCGGGCATCAAGGTGTGCAGGCGGTTCACGACGCAATCCTCGACCGCTACGGCGTGGACCACACTCTCCATGCCATCGAAGCCCAAGCATCGCGCATCCATGCGAGCCTGAAGGTACTCGACGAATGCCCCGAGTGTCATGCCCTTGGCATTCGCATCAACCGACAATCCGGTATGTGCAAGCGATGCACCGAAGCGGCCCATGTGGCCGAAGAGGAGGCGTACAGTCAGCTGCTCGAAGCAGAAGCTGCCGGATGTGACAGCGGCCCGGAGTACGACGAGCTCCATCGGCGTTGGGCGCAGCTTAGGCAGAAGAACTCCCGGCTCATGCGCAAGCACGGCCTGAAGGGCAAACGAGAGCGACTGTAGGTTTGTGACCGCGTGGGACGATACCTCCGAACGACGACGCCGGGAGGAGGTACGCCCGATGAGAAAACCGAAGCTCACGTACAAGATGGTCGAGCAGGCCATCGAAATGAAATCTCACGGCATGAGCAACGCCGACATATGCCGAGGGCTGGGTATCTCCGAGACGGCCTGGTACAAGTGGCTGAAGGACCCAGATACCAAGGTGAAAGTTGCGTTAGTTGAGGGCATCAAAAAGGCGGAAGCCGAGTACAAGGAGACCCTTCTTCAGTCCATCATGGCGACCGCGACGCGCGAGAAGAACCCGCAGTGGACGGCGGCGGCTTGGCTCTTGGAGCGCAAGTACCCCGACGAGTACGCACAGACCACACGCAAGGCCGAGACCGATACGGACGACACGCCCAAGATCACGCTCGGGGTTGAGGTTCGCGTGGCAGGCGGTGAGCAAAATGGAGATTAACGCGAGTGAGCTCGTCATCCCCGCCTTCCACGATGTTCTCGGCGACGTTTTCGCACATGGTCACAGTCACTATTGGCTTCACGGCGGCCGTGGTTCGACGAAGTCTTCCTTCATCAGCCTTTGCATAGTTCTTCTCGTCGTGAATTTCCCCTACGCGAACGCGGTGATCGTGAGGCGGTTCGGGAACACGTTGCGCGATTCTGTGTACCAGCAGGTGCTGTGGGCGATTTCATCGCTTGGGCTTGAGGGTTACTTCAAGGCGCGTCTCTCTCCCATGGAGATAACGTACCTCCCCACCGGGCAGCGGATCGTGTTCCGTGGTGCCGATGACCCGTTGAAACTGAAGGGCATCAAGTTCACCAAGGGGCACCCGGCGGTCATTTGGTTCGAGGAGCTGGACCAATTCGACGGCATCGAGGCGGTGCGGTCCATTCTCAACTCTCTTCGGCGTGGCGGGGATTCCTTCTGGATCTTCTACAGCTACAACCCGCCTCGAACGATGTGGAGCTGGGTGAACCTGGAGAGCCTGGAGAGGGAGAAACGGGCCGACACACTCGTACGGCGCTCTTCTTACCTGGACGTTATCGACACGCACCCCGAATGGCTCGGCGAGCCGTTCATCGACGAGGCGGAGTACCTTCACGACGTCAACGAGACGGCCTGGAGGTGGGAATATCTCGGCGAGGTGACCGGCACGGGCGGCAACGTCTTCACCAACATCCGTGACGAGCGGCTCTCGCTTTCGCGGATTCGGAGCTTCGAAAGGACGAGGAACGGCGTGGACTGGGGCTGGTTTCCCGACCCTTGGCGATTCGTACGCTGCGCGTGGGAACCTTCCGCACGTCGTCTTCTCATCTTCGAAGAGCACAGCGCGAATAAGAAGACGCCTGCGGAGACCGCGCAGATTCTTCTCGACGCCATGACCTACGCCGACGAGGATGGCGAAGAGCCTTATTTTCACGATGAGATTATTTGGGCAGATGACACGCCGGATGGCAAGCAGCAGATGGCGGTTTATCGGCGGGACTTTCACATTCGCATTCATCCTGCACGGAAGGCTCGTATGCGCAAGCTCTCATACGAGTGGCTGGCCGGATTGCGCGAGATTGTCATCGACCCGTACCGGTGTCCGAAAACCTATGAGGAGTTCACGCTCAAGGAATACCTGCGTGCGCCTGACGGGTCATGGATGGACGAGATACCAGATGGCCAGGACCACAGCATCGACGCGGTTAGATATGCCCTTATGGACGATGTGCTACGAGGATGATTCGGCTACTTCTTCACCACGACGGTAAGCATGACGAGATCATCTTCGCCCATGTTCTCGATGGAGTGGGTGGAGCCCTGCGGGCAGATGTGCATGACGCCTGGCTTCAGTTCTTCCTCTTCACCATCGCAAACAGCCTTGCCTTGGCCGCTGATGATGTAGTTCATATCATCGCCCGATTCTTGCGCGTGATGGCCGATAGAGCCGCCTGGGTGGATGGTCGTAGGGATAATGCGGTACTTCTCGTCATTGAACATTCGGCAGGTCATGGTGCCGGTGCCATCGTTCATGCCGGGGATGGTCATCTCGTCCATAACCGTGAAATCGATGAGCATGATGCGTTTCTCCTTCGCTTCGTTCTTCTCCGCATTTTAAGGCACGGGCGAGGTTGTGACGGGGGCGGACACTTCACCAAGATGATTACAGCGGCTGATGGAGGTCTTCTCATGAGTCTGAATGGTATGGACGAATACTGGGTGCCAGAGCATGTAAAGGAGTATCTTCGCAGGCTTGGGTTTGTTCTTCCGCTCGACGATATGGAGCCCTGGATTCGGTCTTGGGACGACTGGATGGGCGCTCGCGGGGACTTCTACGACTACCGTGATAAGGACGGTCTTGGGAGAGTATACGAGGTTCACCGGCGATCCATTCACCCTGCTATGCGCGTTTGCAAGGAATGGGGTTCTCTTCTCCTCAACGAAGAAGTCAAGGTCGTGTGCGATGACCAGAAGGCAACCGACTGGATCGGCGAGTTCTTCTCTTCCACTAACTTCATGGCTCAGGCACAGGCTACCGTGGTGCGGGCGTTCGGACTCGGCACTGGTGCCTGGGCGCTGTGGGTTGACTTGGATAAACGTAAGGTCCGCATCAGGCATTACGACGCTCGGATGGTCATACCTTTGACATGGGATGAGGATGGAGTAACCGAGTGCGCATTTGTCACGCGGGCGTTCTATCGCGGGAAAGCAGTTGACCAGCTGCAGATGCATCTGCGAGGTGGTATGGGTTTCTCGGCAAGCTTCTCTTCACCTTCCACATCTTCACCTATGGCATCGGATGATCTTCTCGGCATGAACGACGAGGAGACGTATCGAATTGTCACCGTTTGCTTCGACCATGAAGGCAATGAGATCGCGCCCGTGGGCGTTACGCCTGTCTATGACACAGGCTGTCCTTTCCCCACCTTCGGCATCGTCAAGCCTGCTGTCACCAACACGCGCGTGGACATGTCACCCTACGGGCAATCGGTGTTCGCCGACGCGGTGGACGCTGTTCAGGCGGTGGACCTCACCTTCGATGCGCTCGTCTCGGAAATCGATGTATCAAAGATGCGTGTGTTCCTCTCTGACGTTCTCTTTGACCGTGAGAAGACGGGTGACAAGACCATCTCCATCCCCTTTGGCAAGACTGATTGCACCGTCTTCCGCAAGGTCATGTCGACGGAGGACACTATCCAGGAGTTCGCGCCTGCGTTGCGCACGAGTTCTCAGGCCGAGGCTTTCCGCGTGGCTTTGCAGATGCTCGGCGACCTCACGGGGTTCGGCATCTCGTATTTCGACATGGACGACTCGCGTGGGTTCGTCAGGACAGCGACGGAGGTGTCGTCTGACAACTCGGCGCTCATGAGGAACATCCGCAGGCACGAGAACGCGCTTGAGGGGGCCATCACGAACATCGCCAGGGCCGTCATGAGCGTTTCGCGCGGCTTCGGCGAGCAGATTCCCGGTGAGGGCTCCGTGCACGTGCAGTACGACGATTCCATCGTGCAGGACGTGGCGGCCGAGAAGGCGCAGGACATGGCGGAGGTGGGCATCACCCTCAACGCATGGGAGTACCGGATGAAGTGGCTCGGGGAGGACGAGGCGACCGCCCGTGCTCGCGCTGCCGAGATCGGCGCGGGCGGGAGCGTCAAGCGGGATACGGGCTCGGGCGGAGCTGTCTGAGACGGTCTCGGGTGCGTGGGAGCGACCGCAGGTGCGTGGCGGTCTCGGCTGGCAGACGGGCGCAGGTGGGGCCGTCAGGAACCCGATTTCGGCTGCCGGTGGAGCTGGTGAGGTTGGGTCGCTAGCGGTGCTGTCGGGGAGCTGTGGCGGCTTCTGGTGGGCGCTGTCGAGATACGGTTGCTGCTGGTGCGATGCTGGTGGCGTGTGGTGACTGCCGAGGCGGCCGTTGCGGAGTGCCTTTGCCGCCCGCGCTGGCCGATAGACCGTACGTGCGCGGACGAGCGAGACAACGTAGCAGACCGGGCGGCCACGCGTAGGGTGTGCGCCGCTGCCCGGGCGTGACGCATGACGGACGCGCGCCCCCCGATAACGCTTCCGTAGGCCAGATGGCGGCGTAGCGTGGGCTGAGCACGCGGCCGGAGGCAGACCGCGCCAGCGGGCTGCCGTAGGCGCGTATGCGAAGACCACGCGGAGCCGACAGCTGGCCGTCCCGGGAGACTTCCTGGGCGCGCGGCCGGCATGTGGCACGAACGGGCCGAGCGCACACCCGGAGCGTGGGCGGCCGGGCTGCGGACAACCCGAGGTTGATAGCGCGCGTGCGGGCTAGCGGCCAGGGATGGCGGCAAAACAAATTCAACAACGTGACGCTTGCTTTTCCGAAAAACGCGGTAAGCGTGATTGGCTCGCGGGTTCATCTTGTCGATGGTGGCATTCGAGCACCAAAATCATGTGGTGCGTTCTTCTCGACATCTACCGCTCTCGGTTGGTGTTCTTCCTGTTCACCTTTGCCTAATCAGCACCTTCACCTTGCTCTGATAGAATGGCTTACGTTGTATTGCAATTGGCATTCTCTAGGAGCTGCGATGAAGTATTCTGAGCTTGTGGATTCTGGTGCCACGCCTACGGAGATTCAGGTGTTTCTTGTAGACGGTGGAAATGTCCCGGTGACGCTTCGCATTCCAAAGAACCTTCGCGACTCGGCTAAGCAGGCGGCTTCGCTTTCTGGCCTCACCTTCACCTCTTTCGTGAAGCAGGCTTTGATTGAGAAGCTGTCCGCGAAGAAGGATTAGCGAGATGGAGTTCCTTAGCAACGAGGGCATAAACGCGCTGGGCGACAAGCTGCGTGCTTCGCTTTCCGAAGGCGATCGACTTTCCATCATTAGCTCCTATTTCACCGTGTTCGCATTCGGCGAGTTGAAGGACGAGCTTCTCCAGATTGACGAGCTGCGTTTTCTCTTCGACGAGCCCACCTTCGTTGAGCAGATGGCCGAGCTGAAGGAGCCGAAGGAGTTCGTGCTGTCGAAACGAGGACGCGAGCGCGGCATCGGCGGCACTGGACTCGAGCTGACGCTTCGCAACAACCTGAACCAGAGGGCATTGGCCCACGAGTGTGCCGAGTGGGTGCGCTCGAAGGCGACTTTCCGCTCCGCTCGTTCGCGTGGAATAGTGCAATCTGGCTCGGTGTACCACGTTTCGCATGCTGATGGCTCTGCAGACGGCTTCCAGGGCTTCAACCTTCCCTTCACGCTCGAAGGCTTGGGTTATGAGCGCAAGGCGGGCGTCGTCGGCGGATACGGCTCGTATTCGGGCGCTTCCGAAGCGGCCGGACTCAAGGCCATGTTCGACGGCATCTGGGACAACCCTTCGATGGTTGCCGATGTGACCGACGAGGTGGCAGCGCAGATCGGGACGCTCTACCGCGAGAACGCGCCCGAGTTCATCTACTTCCTGACGCTGTACCACGTGTTCCGTGACTTCATGGCCGATATCGAGGAGACCGACCCCATCAAGCCGGGGCTTTCCTTCACCGATAGCCATGTGTGGAACAAACTCTACGACTTCCAGCGTGACGCCGTGGTGGGAGCCATCCGCAAGCTGGAGCGTTACAAGGGCTGCATCATCGCTGACTCGGTTGGCCTGGGCAAGACCTTCGAGGCGCTAGCCGTCATCAAGTACTACCAGGAGCGAAACGACCGCGTGCTGGTGCTGTGCCCGAAGCGCCTTCGCGAGAACTGGACGCTCTACACCGGCAACGACGAGCGCAACCCGCTCGTGGATGACCGGCTGAACTACGACGTGCTCAATCACACCGACCTTTCCCGCTACACGGGCTTCTCGGGTGACATCAACCTGGAGACGCTCCGTTGGGGCAACTACGACCTCATCGTCATCGACGAGAGCCACAACTTCCGCAACAAGCCGACCGACCGCACGCAGCACTCGCGCTACGACCGCCTGATGCAGGACATCATCCGCGCTGGTGTGCGCACGAAAGTGCTGATGCTCTCGGCGACGCCGGTGAACAACAAGCTGCTCGACCTGCGCAACCAGATAGAGATCATCACCGAGGGCGACGATGCCTACCTTGCCGACACGGACGGCATCGGCTCTATCACGGCCGTCTGCCGCCTTGCTCAGCAGCGGTTCGGGGAATGGAGCGAGCTTCCCGACGAGGCGAGGACCACCGAGCGTTTCGTGGCCATGGTGAACGCCGACTACTTCAAGCTGCTCGACATCCTGACCATCGCTCGGTCGCGCAAGCACATCGCGAAGTACTACCGCGACGAGACGGCCACGTTCCCGACGAGGCTCAAACCGATAAGCCTGCACCCACGCTTCGACACGCAGGACGAGCTGCCGAGCATCGCCGACATGAACGACCTGATCGCGTCGCTTTCCTTCGCCCAGTACCAGCTGTTGTCATACGTCATGCCGGGCAAGCAGAAGAAGTACGCCGACCGCTACGCCGACACGTGGGGCAACGACTTCGAGAGCCAAGTGAACCGCACGCACGCCGTGGCGAACCTGATGCGAGTGAACCTGCTGAAGCGCATGGAGAGCTCCATCAACAGCTTCCGGATAACGCTGGAGCGCGTGCTGGGCGGCGCACGGTCGCTGCTCGACCAGCTGGACAACATGGGCATGAACGCCGCCTACGAGGCCGACGAGCTGGCCGAGGGGTTCGACGACGATGACGACGCCGAGGAGTTCGAAGCTGGCGGCAAGGTGCGCGTGGACCTTCGCGACGTGGACGCGATCCGCGTGCGGCAGGAGCTTGAGTACGACATCAAGACGCTCGAGGAGCTGCTGTACTACGCCAACGAGGTGACGCCCGAGCGAGACGAGAAGCTGGCCGAGCTTAGACGCTTCATCGACCAGAAGGTGGCGCACCCGTACAACCCCGGCAACCGCAAGCTGCTCATCTTCAGCGCGTTCGCCGACACGGCACGCTACCTCTACGAGCAGCTGAGCCCGTATCTGAAGAAGGCGTACGGCATGGAATCGGCGCTCGTCACCGGGGCCAAGGGGACGGCCGCCACCGTGAAGCTCAAGCGCACGACCTTCGACGCCGTCCTGGGACGGTTCTCGCCGAAGAGCAAGGAGATATCTGAGCGCGAGCGAAGGCAGGGCGAGATAGACGTCGTGTTCGCCACCGACTGCATCTCCGAGGGCCAGAACCTGCAGGACTGCGACTGCCTGGTGAACTACGACATACACTGGAACCCGGTTCGCATCATCCAGCGTTTCGGCCGTGTAGACCGACTCGGCAGCGACAACACGTGCGTGCAGCTCGTGAACTTCTGGCCCGACATCGAGCTCGACGAGTACATCCAGCTCGAAGGGCGCGTGAAGGGCCGCATGGTGCTTCTGGACACGTCGGCAACCGGCGAGGAGAACGTCCTTGAGGGCAAGGCTGCCGACGAGATGAACGACCTGAAATACCGCCGCAGCCAGCTGGAGCAGCTGCAGCGCGAGGTCATGGACCTTGAGGACATATCGGGCGGCATATCCATCACCGACCTGGCATACGACGACTTCCGCGTGGAGCTGGAACGCTACGCGAAGGCGCACCCCGGACTGCTCGAAGGCAGCCCGTGCGGCCTGCATGCGGTCGCCGAGATACCGGACACGCTAACTGACAGTGTGGAGCCGGGCGTCGTCTTCTGCCTGAAGGCGAACGACGAGGGCGCAAACCCCAAGGACGGCAACCCGACGTGGCCGTTCCACCTGGTTTACGTGACCGATTCCGGCGAAGTTCGCGGCACCCACACGAACCCGAAGGCGGCGCTCGACATCATACGGGCGGCGTGCGCGGGCGTGACCGAACCCGTCATGGACCTCTGCCAGCAGTTCAACAAGGAGACCCGCGACGGCACGAACATGGGCGCGTACACCGAACTGCTCGACGCGGCGGTGAGCCAGGTGTCAGGCGTGCAAGCGCAGAAGGGCATGGAGTCGCTCTTCAGCCTGGGCGAGGTCGGCACAGGTACGACGCTCGCCTTCGACGACTACTCGCTCGTGAGCTTCGTGGTTCTGAGGTGACAGGCATGGACTGGGCCACAACGCTAAATCTACCGAGCGCCACGCTTGCTGGCGGCAAGACCATACCGAAGACGGTGCTCACGTCTCAGGGTTGCCTCACCAAAGCTGAGGAGAAACTGCTCAAGCAGTACTCGCGCCTGACGCACGTCGCCACTATACAGCGGGCGACGGCGCACATTGCCCCCGTCTCTGACGATGAGCACGAGATTGGTAGCGTCATCTACCTGAGCTGTGAGCTGGTGCGCCCTAGCGGATTCGGAGAGCTTGCAGCCGTACTGCACAAGACGTTCCCCAACCCGGTCGTGCTGCTATTCGAGGAGCCGGGCTGCAAGGTGGGTGTATCCGTGTCGCTCAAGCGCAAGAGCCATGCAGAGAAAGGCGCGGTGGTGGTCGAGCGCACCGAGGCGGCGCGACTATTCGACCCGGTAGAGCAGGCGTACACTGACTACCTGGCCGACATACGCCACGCTGTGCTGCCGCAGTCGGACTTGCTGGCCTACGTTACGGCGCTCTGCGACCGCACGGCGAAGGCGGCGGCAATTGCCAGCATCGGCGAGTACCCGCACTGCAAGGATGCCGACACGCCCCAGCTGATGGCGCTTCTGGCCCATCTGAGGGACTCGCAAAACGAGATTAATGTCTTACGCTCGCAGTATCGTGACAAGGAGGCGACCCTTGCCGAGTCGTCGCGGCTGCGTATGGCGTTGAAGAAGAAGGAGCGCGAGCACGACAAGCTCGCAACCGAGATAAAGGAGCTATGCCATGGCTGAGTTCGAGAAGATGGACCTTGCGTCTGCCGATCTGGTGGCCGAGCGCATCGAGCAGCTGAAAGAGCTACTGCCGGAGGTCGCCACCGAGGGCGGCATTGATTTTGACAAACTGCGCCTGGTGCTGGGCGACGAGGTTGACGAAGGCACCGAGCGATATGCCTTCACCTGGCCCGGCAAGACAGACGCCATCCGCCAGAGCCAGACTCCAAGCACGGCCACGCTTCGTCCCTGCCCCGAGGAGAGCGTGAACTGGGACGAGACAGAGAACCTTTATATCGAGGGTGATAACCTCGAAGTTCTTAAGCTGCTGCAGCATTCTTACCATGGTCGCGTGAAGCTGATTTATATCGATCCCCCATACAATACCGGGCATGACTTTGTCTATAGAGACAGCTTTGGTGATACGATCGAGAATTATCGAATGCAGACGGGAGCAACCCTGCAATCCAATTCCGACACCAGCGGAAGGTTCCATTCAAATTGGTGCTCGATGATTTATCCCCGACTTAGGCTTGCACGAGAATTGCTCTCTCGTGATGGCGTTGTTTTTATAAGCATTGATGACGCTGAAGTAGCAAATCTTAGAACTATGTGCGATGAGATATTTGGTCTGCAGAATTTCGTGGCTTGTCTTGTTTACGACAAAAACAGAAAGAACGACGCGAAATACTTCTCCGTTGGACATGAATACATGTTGGTCTATTTCAAAGATGCAGGCTATATAGCTGACAACGGCATCATTTGGCGTGCACCTAAAGAAGGTGTTGACGACGTCAGGGAAAAATTCGCCGAACTGAAAAAGCAGTTTGGCAATGATTGGGAACGGATTACGCAGGAGATGCGTGCGTGGTATGCAACTTGGGATGACGACGATCCACGAAAGCCTCTTGCGCGTTTTACGAAAGTGGACGAGCATGGCCCATATCGTGACGACGGTAACATTAGCTGGCCAGGTGGCGGCGGACCGAAGTACGAGGTCATCCATCCCGTTACAGGCAAGCCTTGTAAAGTACCTGACGCTGGATGGCGTTTTCCACGGCTAGAACGTATGCAGGAGGAAATAGCTAACGGGCGCGTCGTATTCGGACCCGATGAGACTACTCTTCCGCGCATCAGACGAAATCTATTCGAAGCGGATGGGCAAGTTCTGAAAAGCGTTAAATTCAGCTACGCACAAACCGCTACTGTTGAGTTCAACAAAATCTTCGACAACCAGCGCGTTTTCGACAATCCCAAAGCTCTTGACGATATCAGGGAAATCGTTTCTTATGTGACAGCTGATGATAAAGACGCTCTCGTGCTTGATTTCTTCTCTGGCTCAGCAACAACAGCACATGCGGTACTTGAAGCAAACTATCTTGACAATGGATCACGACGCTTTATTCTCGTGCAGCTTCCTGAGTTGTGTCCGGAATCATCGCCTGCAGCGCGGGCAGGCTACAGGACAATATGCGAGATAGGCAAGGAGAGAATACGTCGGGTAGGCAAAACGATCGTCGAGAAAGTCGAAAGCGATAACAAGCAGATTCGACTTGGCGAACAGCCAAAGCCCGTTCCCGACATCGGTTTCCGTGTACTCAAGCTCGACGAGAGCGGCATCGAGCGCCCGAAGCCCGGAGAGCTGCTACTCGATGTCTTGAAGCCCGACCGTAGCAACGAGGACATCATCTTCGAGATGATGCTCAGGTGGGGTCTCGAGCTTACCCTTCCAATTGAGAAGGTAAACGCGGCAGACTACCCCTGCTACTCGGTTGCCTACGGCGAGCTTGTCTGCTGCCTAGCCGATGGGCTGGACATGCAAGTACTAGACGCTATAGCCGACATGGAGCCAAGATGCGTGCTCATGCTCGACCGCATCCTCGATGACACCACCAAACTCAACGCCGTGCAGGCGTTCAAGCGTGTTGAGGAGAAAACGGGCCGCGAGGTAGAGCTGAGGACGGTGTAGCCATGGCGACCCTAGAGCTCAAGTACTCAGCCGACCAAAAACACCAGGTCGAAGCCATTGAGGCCATCACCGACCTGTTCCGGGGGCAGGAATTCCTTCGCAGCGAGTTTACCGCCGAGGTCGGCACAGCTGGCACGCTGATGGAGGGCCAGGTGCTCAGCGTGGGACACGCCAACGGCTTACGCCTCTCGGCCAACCAGCTACTCGAGAACCTGCACGACATCCAAGAAGAGAACAGCCTACCCGCCACGAATGTGCTCACCGACGGCAAGCTGCGCGACTTCTCCATCGAGATGGAGACGGGCACGGGCAAGACCTACGTGTACACGCGCACCATCTTTGAACTGAACAAGAAGTACGGCATCACCAAGTTCCTCATCGTGGTGCCGAGCGTGGCCATCCGCGAGGGTGTTCTGAAGAGCTTCCAGAGCACACGCAAGCACTTCGCGACGCTCTACGACAACGCGCCGATGGACGTGTTCGTCTACGACAGCAAGGACATGGGGCCGGTGGGCAACTTTGCCACCAGCAGCTCCATCCAGGTGATGATTATCAACATCCAGGCGTTCAACCGCGACTACTCCGACGAGGGCAATGCGGAGTCGAGCTCGCTCTTCCACCGGCCGAGCGAGCGGCTCATCGGGGGGCGGTCGCCCCGCGAGGTCGTGGCTGCCTGCAACCCGATAGTCATCATCGACGAGCCGCAGAGCGTGGACAACACCGCCAAGGCCAAGGCCGCCATCCGCAGCCTGAACCCTCTGTTTGTGTTGCGCTACTCCGCCACGCACAAAGAGAGCTACAACAAGGTCTACCGTCTAACACCGGTAGACGCCTTCCAACAGGGGCTCGTGAAGGGCATCTGTGTAGACTCCGTGCTCGCACAAGCGGATTTGAACGGTGCATATGTGCGATTGGATTCCACCAGAATAGGCAGAACACCAGGTGCGATTACAGCTCGTGTAACCATAGACGTGCGCCAACGCGATGGTTCGCAAAAGCGTAAGGCTGTAACCGTAAAGACAAGCGACTCCCTATTTGATAAGAGCGGCGAGAACACCGACTACGAAGCTGGCTGGATCGTGAGCAACATATCGGCCGCAGACGGCGACGAGTGGATTGAATTCCAAAACGGTGAATATCTTGAAAAAGGCCAGGCCGTAGGCGACGTCGCTGACGAGGCCGTGAAGCGAGCACAGATCCGGCGTACCATCGAGGACCACCTGCAGCGCCAGCTGGAGCTTGCGCCGCGCGGCATCAAGGTACTCAGTCTCTTCTTCATCGACAAGGTGGAGAAGTACCGCCTTTACGACCCAGTCCGCAACGGTGAGTACGCCGAGATGTTCGAGCAGGAGTACATCGACGCTGTGTCGAGCCCGCGCTGGCAGAAGAAGTACGCGGCAGCCGGGCTCACGCTCGACACCGATGCCGCAGCCGTCCACTCCGGATACTTCGCTCAAGACGGCAGGGGCCGCATCAAGAACACGAGCGCGGCCGCGAGCACAGCGGCCGACATATCGACCTTCGAGACCATCATGCGCGAGAAAGAGACGCTGATCTCCTTCCCCGCAGACGGGGACGACGAGGAAACGCGCGCTAAGAAGCGCATCCAGTTCATCTGGTCGCACTCGGCGCTCAAGGAAGGCTGGGACAACCCGAACGTCTTCCAGATCTGCACACTGGTTGAAACCAAGGACACCATGACCAAACGCCAGAAGGTCGGGCGCGGCCTGCGCCTTTGCGTGGACCAGAGCGGTGAGCGTTGCTACGACGAGGATGCCAATGTGCTCACCGTCATCGCTAACGAGAGCTACGACGCCTTCGCGAGCGGGCTGCAGACCGAGTTCGAGAAGGACGGCCTGCGCTTCGGCGTGCTGACGCCCGAGTCATTCAACAAGGTGACCATCGAGCTTGATGACGGCCAGGAGGTGAAGCTGGGCTTCGAGCAGAGCGCCGAGGTGTACCAGAGCTTCGCCGCAAAGGGGCTCGTGGACAAGAAGGGCAACATCACGCCCGAGCTCAAGGAGGCTGCCGAGAAGGGCTGTGTGGAGATGCCAGCCGGGCTTGAGGCAGCGCAGTCGCAGGTCGAGGACATCATCCTGCACAAGGCGCAGAAGCTGCAGATTCGCGACAAGGCCACCGAGGTGGAGGTCGAGCTGCGGAAGGACGTCACCGACGACCCCGCGTTCCAGGAGCTGTGGGAGCGCATTCGCAGGCGCACGCGCTTCGAGGTGGACGTGGACTCGGACAAGCTCATCGCCGATGCGGTGGAGCTCATCAAGGGCATGCCGAAGGTAAAGCCGCTTGAGGTGCTTTCCACACGCGCTGACTTGGCCGTGGGCGACGCGGGCGTTGATGCCACCGCCACCGGCACGTCCATCGTGAAGACCGGCGGTGCTCGTGTGTACGACCTGCCCGACCCCATCGCCGAGCTGCAGGATGCCGTGGGGCTAACCCGTGCCACCTTGAAGCGCATCCTTGAGGAGTGCGGGCGCTACGACGAGTTCGAGGTCGACCCGGCCACGTTTCTCGCACAGGTCGCCCAGAAGATCGAGAAGGCCAAGGGCGAGGCCATCGCGGAGGGCATCAAGTACACGAAGCTGCCCGACGAGGACTGGTACACGATGGAAGACCTCGACCCCGGCGAGTTGAAGGCGTACCTGGGGCAGAACGCTTGGATGCCGCAGAGCGGCAAGAGCCTGTACAGTTACGTCGTGTACGACTCTTCTACCGTTGAGCAACCCTTTGCGGTGGAGCTCGACCTTGCCGAGGAGGTGCGGGTGTTCGCCAAGCTGCCGAGCAAGTTCAAGATCGACACGCCTCTGGGAAGCTACAACCCGGACTGGGCCTATGTGGTCGAGGAAGATGGCGAGCGGCGCGTGTACTTCGTCGTGGAGACCAAGGGCGGCGGGAACAACAATATCCGCGTGAGCGACGCTGAGCGGACCAAGATTCGGTGCGCCAGGAGGCACTTCGAGGCACTGCAGGTGGATGTGGAGTACGACGTGCGGACAACGTACCATACGGTGAGTATTTAGGGTATGAGGTTGTGACGGCGACATAGTATGACAACGCAAGAGTAAGGAAGGGGGCAAGATGGCACGTAACTTCTCGGTTGACTTTGCTGGCAGAATTCGGAACTTCACACTGAAGAAGAAGGATGCGCTCTTGCCACTATTCGAAACGATAGTCAACTCGCTGCAGGCAATTGAAGATGCCGACATAGATAACAGTGATGGATTGATTGAGGTCAGGCTCAACCGCTTGCCCGTACTCGACGAGAGCATGCCGCGCGGAGAGATTACCGGCTTCACCGTAACCGATAACGGAATTGGTTTCGATAGCGTCAATTTCGAATCATTCATGACCTCTGACTCCCAACTTAAAGAGAGTCGTGGCGGCAAGGGCATTGGACGCTTCTGCTGGCTTAAAGTGTTCGATGATGTGAGCGTTGACAGTACCTATCGTGAGGATGACAAGCTCTATCGGAGACAATTCATTTTCAGCTTAAGCAGCACGAGCATTGACGATGACGTTTCCGATGCGATTCAGGATGACACTGGCACCTCCGTGGAGCTGCGTCACATCAAGCGCGAATACCTCAGTTACATACCTGCTACTGGCAACGAGATAGCCGAACGAGTGATGCAACACTGTCTCGTTTACTTGCTTGCAGATTCTTGCCCTACGATTGTCGTGGACGATGAGGGAGATAAAACAAACGTCAACCAAATGCTGGCAGGCATGCTTGAGACCGAAAGCGATAGCGAGGAACTACACATCGGCGGTAGAGTTTTCAATCTTCTGCATATCAAGATGAAGGCCCCAGAGGCGGTCACTGGACGGAGCATACCCTCTTGCCACCTTATCCTTTGCGCTGACAATCGAGAGGTGATGACCAAGAAGCTAACTGGTCTGCCCTCGGGATTGGATAAGTGGCTCGTCAATGAACAAGGCTTCTCCTATGTTGGAGTTCTGACCAGCCCATACCTCGATGAGCATGTAAGTGCGGATAGACTTTCTTTCGATATATCCGCCGATGAAGATGGCATGTTCGACGAAGTGGGCATGAACGACATCACGGCAACGGCCTGCGCGTCAGCTCGTGGTTTCCTGAAAGACCTGATTGACGCTGCCGTCTCTGGGCAACGTGAGCAGGTTGAGCAGTACGTTACCGAAGAAGCGCCGCAGTTCCGCCACCTATTGCAATACGCTCCTGAAGGCGTGGCGGCAATAAGCATTGGTGCCACGCGCGAAGAAATGGACGATGCCCTGTACAGGCTCAAGAGGGATGTCGAGAAGTCCGTCCAGGCAGACAACAAGGAGCTCATCAGAAAGCTCGAGAGCAGCCAAATCGATAGCGAAGAATACCAGGAAGAGTTTGCCAGGCAAGTGCAGCGAGTGAGCGACGTGAACGAGTCCATGCTTGCTGAGTATGTAGTCCACAGGCGGGCAATTCTCAACATATATCGAGCAGCACTTAACAGGCAGGACGATGGCAAGTTCAAGCGCGAGGCTTACCTCCATGAACTCATCTATCCGATGAGAACCACATCTGAAGATGTTGCATATCCTGCGCACAATCTTTGGTTGATAGACGAGCGACTGACCTACAGCAGCTTCATCTCATCAGATAAGCCATTTGACGGCAACGCCCATGAGAAGAGGCCGGACGTCTTGTTCCTCAACTACCCGACGTTTGTCTCAGCTGATGAAACTGATGGCTTGCCCTACGACACCGTTACCATCCTTGAACTCAAACGCCCTGATAGAGATGACTACACAGACAGCGATAACCCAATCGATCAGCTCCTACGCTATGCAACAAAGATTCGCAGCGGCGAGGCGCGGGACTCGAGAGGAAGATACATCTCAGTCAACGAGAACACCCGCATGTACCTCTATGCGATTTGCGACATTACACCTAAGCTACGACAGCTTATGGAAATGCGTGGATTCGGAGAAACTGCTGATGGTCAAGGCAGGGTCTTGTACAACCCCAATCTCAAGGCAACGATTGAGGTACTACCATTCGACAAGATCTATCGTGATGCGAATATGCGCAACCAGGTCTACTTCCGAACGCTTGGTATCGAATAGCCTCTAGTGCTAGCGACTTTGTGACGGCCCTTTAGCCTTGTAGCAGGTTAAGGGGCCGAACTGTTTATCGGCCACGACAACGAAAGGTGGCCGACATGGCAGGTGATAACCATGGCGCAGAGACGCAGGAAGAGCCGCAAGCCCCGCAGGACGACAGGCAGCAGCAGGCGACGCAAGAGCAGCCGCAGATGAGCGGCGTGGACTGGGAGAAGGCCATCGCCGAGCGCGACGGCCGCATCGCGGAGCTTGAGCAGCAGGTAGCCGACGCAGCCAAGAATGCTGAGACTGCCGATGCCTTGCGCAGCCAGATTGCAGAGCTGAAGGCCCAGGGTGAGTCCGACCGTATCGACTTCAAGCTGCAGCTGGCCGCCGTTCGCAACGTGAAGGCTGCCCGTGCGGTGCTGGCCGACCACGGCGGCGACGTGGATGCCTTGAAGGAGGCGGAGCCATGGCTGTTCGCCGACGCTCCCGCTCCCCAGCAGCAATCCGGCAAGACGGGGCTTCCCAACGCTGGCACGAGCTCCGATGAGGGCAAGACCATGAAACGCTGGCGCAAGATCGCCGGCCTGGATGATTCCGACGAATAAGGAGGGCTGACGCATGTCCAATTCCATCGCATACACCAAGAACTACACCTCGATACTCGATGCCGTCTACCAGAAGGCGTCCGTGTCAGGATGCCTGACCAGCGGGCGTCGTATGGTCCGCGCCGGTCGCAACGCCAAAGAAATCATGATTCCCAAAATCGAAGTCTCCGGGCTTGGGGATTACACCCGAAACGTGGGTTACAAGACCGGCAGCATTAACTACGCCTTCGAAACGAAGACGTTCAACTATGACCGCGGAATACGCCTGATGGCGGATGTCATGGATGTCGAGGAAGCCGGAGTTTTGGACTGCTTCGTCGAGGCGGGCGCGGAGCTTCAGCGCACGCAGGTGGCCCCTGAGGCTGACGCCTTCACCTTCGCCCAGATCGCGGGGCACACGGGCGTGACCGTCGCCTCCGAGAGCTACGCGTCGGCAGACGCCGAGGACGTGCTGGAGGACCTGCGCACGGTGACCTCCGCCATGGACGAGGACCAGGTGTCCACGGGGAGCCGCATCCTGTTCATCACGCCGACGCTCAAGGGCGTGCTCGACGACTTCTCCTACGCCAACCCGAACCGCTCCAACCGCGTGATGGAGCGTTTCTCCCGCGTGGTCGAGGTGCCGCAGGTGAGGTTCTACACGGCCATCGACCTGCTCAGCGGCGGGGACGACGGCTTCGGCTACCAGAAGCGCGCCGCGGTCTACGAGCTCACCGCCGACACCGAGGTGGACAGCTCGAAGACCTACTACACGCGCTCGGGCAGCGGGACGTCGGCGAGCCCGTACGTGTACACCGAGGTGGCGAGCCCGACGAAAGCGAACCTGGGCACGTACTACGAGATGACGACCACGCCGGGCCTGGACATCAACTTCATGGTGGTGGAGAAGTCGGCGGTCATCAAGTTCGACAAGCACGTGGCTTCCCGCGTGTTCTCACCCGACGAGCTTGAGTCGCTGGACTCTTACATGATGAAGTACCGCAAGTACGGCATCGTGGAGCTCTTCGACAACAAGCTAGACGGCGTGTACGTGAGCGCGAGCACGTCGTAATGGCCACATCGGTGACATACCAGTTCTACAGCGAGGTGTACGGGGGCGGTCTTTCGGAGGCCGCCTTCGGCGCGTCGCTGCCCGCTGCCATAAGGCACGTGAGGTGGCTGTGCGACGGGCGGGAGCCTGCGGACGACGAGCTTGTGGCTTACCAGCGCGCCGTGTGCGCGGCCGTGGACGCCTTCGCGGAGTTCGGCGAGGGGCAGGTCGGCGGGTTCGTACTGGGCGACTTCAAGGTGACCCACTATGAGGACGAGGGCACGACCGGCGAGGAGATCGCCACGGCTGCGGCGCTCAAGGAGCTGGTTGGCACCTCGCTGGCGTTCTCCGGAGTGCGCTAATGAGGGGCTTGAGGCCGATACCGGCGCGGCTGCTGGCCGATGCGGCGGTGGTGCGGGTGCCGGACGGTGCTGGCGGGTTCGAGGATGGTGTGACCGTTTCGGGCGTGAGGTTCGCTCGGACGCAGAGCGTCGTGGACGATGGCCACAGGAGCGCCGATGCCGGAAGTGGCAAGGTCTACGTCGATGCGGTGAACAGCGTAGGTGCATTCGTGGTGCCTGCCGGGTCCCGCATCGAGATCGGCGGGCACTCGTACTACGTGGCCGAGTGCAAGCAGTGCGAGGACTTCAACGGGCATGTGCACCATTGGGAGCTGGTGGTGAGATGAGCTGCGCGGACTCGATCGCATCGCTGCTGGCAGATGCCCACTTCACAAGTTACTTCACAAAAGTTTGCCCGTCGGCGCTTGACTGCGCAGAGCCCATCGTGGTGACGGAGGGCGCGTTCGTGCGGGACTCCCGGCAGGTCGAGGAGGAGCGCGGGAACGTTGCCGTGACGGTGATGGTCGTGCGTGAGGTGGCGGCTGATGCCGAGACCGTCGCCACGGCTGCTGAGCGTGCGGTACGCCATGCCGATTGGGAGCCATACGCGGATGCCGAGACTTACCGCATCGTGGGTGTCGATACGACTGCACCTGCGCTCAAGGAGCGAGATTCTAGCGGGCGGTTCGTCTGGTCGTTCGACGTGACATGTGCGGTAGTGAGGGCGCTTTGAAAAGGACAGACGGCAAGCAGAAGGATAGTCGCGGCGATGATCTGCGCTTTCTAGCCGAGACGGTGGCAAAGAAGCCTGCAAAGGGCGCCTCCATCGACGAGATGAGCCTGGAGTCGCGCCGACGGGCCATCGCCTACGGGAGAGCAAGGGGCAACGCATGAGGTCGATCGTCTACAACGGGGTCGACCTCTCGGATGTCTGCAGCGCCGAGGTCGTGGAGAAGGTCGCGCTACCAATCGTTCCCGACGCGATGGTGGTTCCCGGTCGCGCTGGTGCTCTTCTCGTGGCTGGCAGAATCCCTCCCAGGCTTGTGCGCGTGCGGCTGTTCATGGACGCGGGATACAGGCCAGGGACGAACGGGGTGGCAGACATACGGCATCGGGTCTATTCGGCGCTCTGCTCCACGAATGGCGGCACGCTGCGACTGCCCGACGAACCGGAGCTCGAGTACCGAGACGCCGTGTGCACCGATGCGGGTGCGTGGTCCACGCTCTTCGAGGACGGCTCGGGCGAGGTCGCGTTCACGCTGTACGACCCCGTGGCATACGGGATGGCGTGGTCCGAGCAGGATGCGTCGATTGAGGTCGGTGGGTCTTGGCCCACATGGCCGACGTTCGAGCTGGTGGCCTCCGCTGGCTCTGCCGTGCAGGTTGGCTGCAGCGGCAAGGTGGTTCGCGTCGAGCATACGTTCACAGGCGGCGAGATCGTGCGCATCGACTGCGGGACCGAAGGCGTGACCATCGACGGGACTGACGCGCGGGCCGACGTGACGCTTGCAAGTGACTTCTTCTCGCTTGACCCCGGTAACGCGACGCTGGCCTTTTCGGGCTGCTCTTCTCACGTAACCGTATTCCGTGAGAGGTGGCTGTGATGGCTGGCACGGTCCCCACGCTCTACTGGTTCGACCGTTTCGACGATCGCATCGGCATCCTGCCCGTGGTCGGCGAGCTGGTACACACCGAGGAGCTGAACGGCGAGGACACCATAGAGTTCGAGTGCTGGGAGGTTCCGACGAAGGGCGACCGGCTGCTGTGGCGCGACGGTTCGGTTTGGCACGAGCATGTGGTCGTCCGAACGGACGAGCCGCTTGAGGGCTTGTGCTCGGTGTACGCGGAGTCTTCGCTGTGCGAGCTGCTGGATGACTTCATCGAGGAGGAGCATTTAGTCTCGCGCACGGCCGCGCAGGCATTGGCGGTTGCGCTGGCACCCACGAGATGGGCTTTGGCATCGTGCAACGTGACCGGCACGGCTGGTTGCGTGCTCTACCACGTGAACGCGCTCTGGGCGCTACGCAGAATCGCCGAGGTGTGGGGCGGCGAGGTGGAGCCCATGATCGCCGTAGCCGACGAGCGGGTTTCTTCTCGTTCCATCCGATTCAGGCAGCAGCTCGGCAGTTGGAAGGGGCTGCGCTTCACCTACGGCAAGAACATGGCCGGTTGCACGCGCACGGTTCTCGAACAGGACGTGTACACGGCGCTCTACGGATTCGGTGCTGGCCTTCCTCTGACCGACGAGGACGGGCGCTACACGGGAGGCTACCGTAAGAAGCTGACGTTTGGCGAGGTCAACGGCGGCGTCAACTGGGTCGGCGACGAGGACGCGCGGCTCGTGTGGGGTCGCTGGAATGCGAGCAGGACGGCCAAGGTGCACAGCTTCGGTGCCGTGACCTTCTCGGACTGCGACGACCCGACGAAGCTGCTGGCATTGACGCGGAAGGCACTGATCGATGCGGTGCAGCCCAAGGTGAGCTACGAGATAGACGTTGCCGCGCTGAACGGCGGCGCATGCGGGCTGGGCGACGAGGTCGCAGTCATAGATTCGAGCAGGACGCCCGAGTGGAGGCTCAAGGCCCGCGTTGTCAAGCGCGTACGGACCTTCGGAGACACGATCATCTGCCGAGTGACCATCGGCACGGTGCAGCAGGTCGACTACGCGGTGACGAGTGTGCTGGCAGCCGACGTGGCTGCATTGCAGAACGACGTGGCGGGCATCGACGGCAACCTGAGCGTGGCGACCTCGGTGCAGGTGGTGGAGTCGACCGTGACCGAGGCCATCGACGATTTGGACGAGCTGGCGGAGCTAGGCTTCTGA